GATGTGGGCTCTTGTCGGGCAGGAGCTTGATCGCGGCATGGCGCTGCCTGACCACCGTGAACTCGCCGCTGAATTGACTGGACGTTCGTACATGTTTGACAGTGCTGGCCGGATGATTCTTGAGAGTAAGGAGAAGATGCGCCGCGAGGCGATGGAGGGCAGGCGCTCTATCCGCTCACCTGACCATGCCGACGCGCTCGCGCTTACCTTTGCCCAGCCTGTTGCGCCGAAAACCACGGTGGTTGATGAAGCGCCGCACACCGCATCGGCGGTGCATGAGTATGATCCGTTTGCTTATTGAGAAGGAAAAGCCAATGTGTATTGGAAGTAGACCCAAGATTCCGCCACCTCCTGCGCCACCTACGCCTGTCGAGACGCCGAAGGCTGCGGGTGACGACACGCAACGTGCTGGCAATCGTACGCGGGATAGGCTGCGGGCTATGGCTGGCCGTCAATCGACTATTCTGACGCAATCGGGCGGATCAGCCAATACGGCTCAACGCTCGCTTCTCGGCGGCTGATATGTGTTTCAACAGCCGGGCGGGGGGAATTCAGCAAGCGCAGAGGGCGGGATCGCGTTCACCTGATTCTGGCCGCAATCCTGTCGATCCTGTCAATCCTAACCGTTCGGCCACGCTATTGACTCGGGACACGCGGGAGATTGGCGATCCGTTGAATTATGGTTTGTCATTGCTCGGAGGATTTGGTGACGGCGTTGGCCCGGGTGGAATGGCTTTGGGCTCGGGTGCTGTCAATCTTCCGATAGGCCGGAGAGGTCAGCCCGGATCGCGCGGGGGGACTGGAGGTGGCTCTGGAGGCGGCTCTGGCGGTAGCACTGGCGGTAGCACTGGCGGCGGCGGTGGTGGTTCTGTTGGCGGCGGCGGCGGTCGCGGTGGTGGTTCGAATCTGGTTTTAAAGTAAGGTGAAATATTCATGACTGACACCAGGACGCCATATCATCGCCGACATGCGAGGATGAAGACCGTACGTTCGGGTTTTGAACCGCAGTGGCGGGAAATTCGTGACTATCTCGCGCCGAAGCGATTTCGTGAGCACAAGAGCGACAATAATGATGGTCGCAAGGCTCACACCAAGATTGTTGACGAGACAGCGTTGCGCGCCCGGCGTGTGTTTGTTTCCGGCTTTGTTGCGGGCATGACGAGCCCGGCGCGTCCATGGTTCAAGCTGGTGACTCCGGATGCGGAGTTGATGGAGAGCCATAGCGTCAAGGTGTGGCTTGAAGAGGTAGAGCGCCGGATCAGGCTGGTGTTCCAGCGTTCAAACTTCTATCAGGCCATTCCTGCGATCTATGATGACTTGGGGACGTTTGGCACTTGCGCGATGAGTGTGCTGGAGAACTTCGATACGGTGGCGTGGTTTTATCCGCATGTTGTCGGCGAGTATTATGTTTCTGCGAATGACATGGGGTTGGTGGATACGGTTTATCGGGAAACGGCCAAGACGACTCGCCAGCTTGTCGAGATGTTCGGGATTGATGCTGTCTCCAATACGGTAAAGAACCTTTACAATAACGACCAGACAGAAGCGCAGATTGAGTGCGTTCAGGCCATAGAGCCGAATGATGATCGCATTGATGGGCGGCAGGACTTCCAGAATATGCCGACGCGCTCGGTGTGGTTTGAGAAGGGTGGTCCGGCAGATAGGTTCCTTGGCAAGCGCGGCTTCACTGAGTTTCCGACAATGGTGGGCCGCTGGTATGCGTCCATGTCTGATGATTACGGGGTTGACTGCCCTGGCATGACGGCGCTGGGCGGTGTGAAGCAGCTTCAACATGAGCAACAGCGCAAGGCGCAGGCCATTGACAAGATGGTGAATCCGCCGGTTCAAGCTCCGTCCAGCTTGCTGCGCGCGCCACTTAGCCTGTTGCCGGGTGGCGTCACCTATTATGATGAGGCGAATGCTGGGGCTGGCATCCGTCCGTTGTATGAGATGAATCCGCGCATTAACGAACTGATGCTCGACATTCAGGAGGTTCAGCAGCGCATTAACGAGACGTTTTTCGTTGATATGTTCCTGATGATTTCACAACAGGACGATGTGCGCACGGCCACTGAGATTGCGCTACGAAATGAAGAGAAGTTACTTGTGCTCGGGCCTGCATTGCAGCGCGTCCAGACCGAGATACTGGACCCGTGCATAGATCGTGTCTTCAACATCATGGCGCGAACCGATCAGTTGCCTGATATCCCTGACGATCTTGAGGGTGTGAATCTTCGTGTCGAGTATATCTCGATGTTGGCGCAGGCGCAGCAGAGCGTCGGTTCATCCAGTATTGAGCGCTTCCTCGCTGCAACGGGTAACATGGCCGCTGTGAGTCCTGAAGTTCTTGACAAGGTAAATTATGACGAGGTGATTGATGAATATGCCAATGTTCTTGGCGTGTCCCGCCGGATACTCCGTGCTGATGATGAGGTGGCTGCACTACGACAGGCGCGTGCTCAACAGCAGGCGGCGATGCAGGCGGCGCAAATGAGTGAGACACTGGCGAAGTCTGCGAAAACGGCGAGTGAGATCAATATAGGACAGGACAGCGCAATTCAGCGGCTGACGAGCGGCGTATGACCAGCGAGCGCCTTGAGGCTGACCAGTATGCAGAAGACATCAAGTGGCTTTTGTCTTCCAAGCAAGGACGGCGGATCGTGTGGCGGTTATTGGCTGCGACTGGCATTCATCGCAATTCGTTCACGGGTAACTCGACTACGTTTTTCCGCGAGGGGGAGCGGAATGTCGGGTTGCGATTTACTCGGGACTTCATGGCTGCGGCAGCAGAGGAATACCGGATCATGTGGACAGAGAACGCGCGCACAGAGGACTTTGATGTGCGTGACGCTAACGGGCGGGCTGAAGAAAGCCCGCCGTGGGTTTTTGACGAATAAGGAGATATGTCATGGCTGAAGAAGCTGTAGTTGAAGAATCCGAAGGGACGGTACTGACCGCTCAAGAAAACACCGACGCGGCAGAAGAATCCCCGGACCAGGCCAAAGCGGACCAATCCGCAGAGGCCGCGCCAGAAGGCGAAGATGAGGCAAAGGCCGAATCCAAACCTGATGGTGATGACGCGGAGCCTATAGAGTATGGCGACTTTGCCATGCCTGAGGGTTTCGAGTTGGATGAGGCGGCGATGGAAAGCGCGCTGCCTATTTTCAAGGAACTGAGGCTCGATCAGGAACAGGCGCAAAAGTTGGTTGACATGCACGTAGCCAATGAGCAGCGCAAAGCTGAGAGCTTTGGGGCGCAATACAAAGAGCTTACGGATAAATGGGTCTCTGGCATTCATGAAATGTGGGGACCGGCAGATAGTCCGAAGTTCAAGGAAAACATGACCGTTGCGGCGAAAGCCGTGGAGTTTGGCGGTCCTGAATTCCGTGATGCGCTCAACGAAACCGGAGCGGGCAATCATCCCGCAATGGCTGAGTTCCTACACCGCGTCGGAAAGGCGCTATCCGAGGACGTGATGGGCGGCAAGCCCTCACAGGGTCAAAAGACCCCTCTCGAACAGCGTCTATATCCTAGCATGTATCAGACCTAAGCCAGCCTCGCTTGTGAGGTTCTGGCCTTACCCTTAATGGAGAAAGTATCATGGCTGAATTGAACGCCAAAAATCCCACGCTCCTCGATCTTGCCCGTCTGAAAGACCCGGACGGCACGGTTGCGGACATTGTTGAAATCATGAACGAGACTAACGAGGTGATGCAAGACATCTCGTTCCGTGAGGGCAATCTCACGACCGGTCATCGTTCCACGATCCGTGCTGGTATTCCGGCACCGACCTACACAAGGCTCTATGGCGGCGTTCAGCCGACCAAGGGCACGACTGTGCAGGTTGAAGATACCTGTGCTATTCTTGAAGCATATTCGGAAATCGACAAGCGGCTTGCTGATCTGGAAAACAATCAGGCGGCTTATCGCATGAGCGAGGACCGTGTGCATATCGAGGGTTTCGCACAGGAAGTTGCCAACGGCATCTTCTACAATGACGAAGATGTGTCGCCTGAGAAGTTCACTGGCCTTGCTCCGCGCTACAATTCGCTCAGCGCGGACAATGCGGAGAACATCGTTGTCGGTGGCGGGCTCGGTTCGGATAACGCTTCGATCTGGCTGGTTGTCTGGGGTCCTCAGACCTGCATGGGTATCATCCCTAAAGGTTCTGTTGCCGGTATGCAGGTGCGCGATCTTGGCGAAGATACCAAGGTAAACCCTGATGGCTCGATGTATCAGGTTTACCGCACTCACTACCGGTTTGATGTTGGCCTGACGCTGAAGGACTGGCGCTATGTGGTTCGCATCCCGAACATTGATCGTTCCTCCCTGTCCACTACCTGGACATCAGGTGCGTTCTCGGGTGGTGCCGATCTGTCGGACTTGATGCATCAGGCAATCACACAGGTTCCCAACCTGAATGCGGGTCGTGCGACCTTCTACTGTGACCGCTCGATTCTCGGGACGCTGCGCCGTCAGGTCAGCGCAAAGACCAATGAGTCCACACTGCAAGCCGAGAATGTTGGCGGCACCTTGCAGACCTCGTTCATGGGCATTCCACTGCGCCGCTGTGATGCTCTGTCTGGCAACGAAGCCGCCGTATCTTAACGGTCAAAGAAAGGAAACTGACCAATGGCTATTCTTGATGAACGCCTTGAGTTCGCTGATGGCGTGAGTGTTGCTGCTGCTGCAGGAACCGCTCTCATCGGTGATGTTATCAATCTTGATGTCGCTCGTGATATCGGGGTGGGCAAACCGCTTTACCTTGTGCTTCGCTGCGCGACTTCCATCATCACTGGCGGGCTTGCCGGGACTATCAAGTTCCAGCTTGTCTCTGATGCACAGGCCGCGGTTGCGGTTGATGGATCGGCAACGGTGCATTACGACACCGGCACATTTGTGACCGATGGAGACGACGCCAATGAGTTAGATGCTGGAGCCTTGATTGCGGTTATTGCTCTGCCTCGTGAGGGCAATGCGTATGAGCAATATCTTGGCATTCTTGCAACTGTCGCTACTACCACAGTGACGGATGGGGCGATTGATGCCTTCATCACTGAAAACCCGCCGGGCGGCTGGAAAGCCTATCCCGACGCATCCAACTAAGGAGGTACCTTGATGGCTAAAGTTCTTTTTAAGAAACGCTTTTTCATTGAGGGCTACCAGTTCGCAAAGGGGGTGGGAGAGGTTCCAGACCGGTTCCTCGACCGCCTCCCTTTGGGCTCGGAAGTTCTTGACGAGAAAAAGGCGAAGGAATTGGAAAAGGCAAAAGCCGACACTGGCCAGCCTGAACCGATGACGCTTTCTCAGCACCGGAGGGGGGCAAAGAACGCCCGCCCGCTTGGTAAGCAAGAAGCGCCTAAATGATCCAGGTGCAGGTATTCTGGCGCGATCTTGGTGGGTCGCCTGAAATCTCCTGTCTGTCGTGTGGTGAGACGGTTTTGCTCAAGACGGGTGAAACCGTCTCCCATTGCGGCATAGATTACGTGTTGCGCTCTGAATTGGAGCGTGGCGGCAAGGTGCGCATGAATGTGAGGGTTAAAGATGGCGGTCAGTAGCGAAGTTCAAATCTGCAATCTTGCTCTTTCACGGATTGGGGACGGAACCACGATTCAGTCACGTACCGAGGAATCCGCACAGGCCATTGCCTGCAATCTCGTTTATGACAAGGCGCGTGATAGCCTGTTGCGCGATATTGATCCCGGCTTTGCGCGGCGTGTGACCACGTTGGCTCTGACTGGTACGGCACCAGATTACTGGACATATTCCTATGCCATGCCGACTGATGCGTTAGCAATCCGCTTTATTTACTCCGAGGCATATCAGCGGTTTTCCCGAGATGAGCAGGCGTATGAAGTGGCGTCAAATGCGTCCGGGCAGCTGATCTGGACGGATATTCAATTTGCCCGCGCTGCTTATACCGCTTCAATCAGCGACACCATTTTTTTTGATGAGGCGTTTACTGACGCGCTGATCCTGCGCGTTGCTGCCGACATTGCCATGCCCATCACATCTGATCAGCCGACGCGGGACAATGTGGTGAGGGAATACTTGGCCGCGGTGAGTCGTGCAAAGGCGCAAAACATGCGGGAGAGTTACGAGGATTATACCAGATGGACGGCTTCGCAGATTGAGGCTCGTTCCTAGATGGCTCTGCGATCAGCCCTTCAACAGGCCTCTTTTACTGGTGGCGAGGTTAGTCCGTCGCTCTATGGCCGTGTTGATCTGTCGCGCTACACGACAAGTTTGCGTACCTGCCTTAACTGGTTTGTGAAGCCGGAGGGCGGCGTTTCCAAGCGGTCTGGAACGCGCTTTATCTGCGAGGTCAAGAATCATGCTGCCGAAACGCGCATAGTCCCCTTCCAGTTTTCGACAACAGCAACCTATGTGCTGGAATTTGGCGATCAGTATATGCGTGTTATCAAGGACGGCGGGCAGGTTCTGGAGTCAGCAAAGAACATAACCGGCATCACGCAAGCAAATCCTGCTGTTGTGACTAGCGCCAGTCATGGCTATTCTAATGGAGATCACGTTTTTATCCAAGGCGTATCCGGCATGGCGCAGGTCAATCAGCGCACGTTTGTTGTGCGGAACAAAACCGCAAACACATATGAGCTTGAAACGGTTGCGGGTGGTGCCGTCGATTCCACAGGATACGATGCCTATACGTCAGGCGGTACGTGCTCAAAGGTCTATGAGATTGCCACGCCATATAGCGCGGCGGCTGCTGGCGAGATGAAATATGCACAGAGCGCGGATGTTTTGTATATCGCGCACCCCTCGTATGCGCCGCGCAAGCTATCACGCACAGGTGATGCGGCATGGACGTTAGAGGTTATGGACTTTGGGACAGACCTTGTTCCTCCGTCCGGGTTTACAGGGTCATGGTCAAGCACGTATCCGGATGGTTCGACCTCTGAAAAATACATCATCACCTCGTTTGATAGCGCAACCGGCGAGGAAAGTATTGCATCTGATCCGCCGATCATTGTGGCGCGTAACAAGGTTTGGACAGCCGGAGTAACGATTGGCCTTTCATGGTCGGCGGCAATTGGCGCAACCGATTACAACATTTACAAGGCGCAGTCCGGCGTATTTGGATATGTTGGCACGGCAAGCACAACCAGTTTCAGCGATAACAATATCGTTCCGGACACGGCAGACACGGCACCTGAAGCGTTCAACCCGTTTGCGGATGACAACCACCCTTCAACGGTAACATTTTTCGAGGACCGGCTTTACTGGGCGGCATCGAATACGCTTCCGCAGACTGCATGGGGAAGCCAGCCCGGCAATTACACCAATCACGACCGATCTAGCCCTCCGAATGATGGCGATGGCGTGGAGTTCACTATCAATGCGCGCCAGGTGAACAAGATAGAACATATGGTTCCTCTTGATGATCTTATTCTTCTGACGAGCGGCGCGGTCTGGGCGGCGTCCGGACAGGGTGAGAACGAGCCGCTCACGCCAAACTCGATCCGTGTGCGGGTGCAGTCCTATTCCGGTGCAGAAAGCGTTGAACCTGTTTTGATCTCAGACACGGTTCTTTATGTTGAGGACAAGGCGCAGAGCGTGCGCGATCTTTACTATCAGTTTGCATCCGACGCCTACACCGGATCGGACCTCACCATCATGTCGCGCCATTTGTTTACCGGAAAGACAATTGTGGACTGGGCTTTCTCCAAGGTTCCACATTCTATCGTATGGGCCTGCCGTTCGGACGGCGCACTGCTTGGCCTGACCTATGTGCGTGAGCATGAGGTGTGGGGATGGCATCGCCATGACACCGCCGCAAGCGGAAAATTTGAGCACGTCGCTGTGGTTTCTGAAGGTGACGAAGATGCGGTATATTTTGTGGTTAAGCGGACTATTGGGGGAGAAACACACCGGTTTATCGAGCGCCTGCAAAGCCGTGTTTTCTCGGATCAAACCGACGCCTATTTTGTAGACTGCGGCCTGAAGTATGACGGCGCGGAAACTTCGTCGCTTACCGGGCTTTGGCATCTTGAAGGAGAAGACGTTGCCATTCTGGCTGATGCCGAAGTGGAGCCCGCCCAGACAGTAACAAACGGAACAGTCACGCTACAAAACCCTGCGACAAAGGCGAGCGTGGGCTTGCCCTACACTGCTGATGTTGAAACGCTGGACCTGAATGCTCCTATTGAGGGCGGGGCGCTGGCATCTAAGAATCGCAAGGTGTCAAAGATTCACCTTCGCATTAACGAGGCACGAGGTCTTTTTGCGGCTGAAACGGGCTCAGGCGTTTTGAATGAGCTGAAACAGCGCACAACCGAGGCTTATGGTGATCCCATTGCGCTTCAATCTGGCATCGTTGAAATCGTAGTCAATTCGACATGGGGCAAGCGGGGCCGTGCCTTCATCCGTTCAAGTGATCCGCTTCCGGCTGAAATACAGTCTATCATTCCAGAGTTTGCGGTCGGTGGATGATTGAGATCGTTCCGGCAGATACCGGGCATGTGCGCGCGATTGTTCCGAACCTTCGTGACGCGGACAAAATCGAAGTTTACGCGCAGTCTGGACAGTCTGCGGGAATTGCGCTTCTTGCTTCTGTGTCTGTTGGGAAGTCTGAAACAGCTTTGATGGATGGTGAGCCTGTCGCGATGTTCGGTGTCTCTCCTTTGAGCGTTGTAACACGTTCCGGGGTTCCGTGGCTTGTTGGAACCGGCAAATTGCTTGATATTCCGGCGACGTTCGCGCGCGTGAGCCGTGCCGAAGTCAATGGCTGGATGGAAAAATATGACTATCTTATGAACCATGTCGATGCACGTAATTCGGTATCTATCCGCTGGCTGCAATGGCTTGGCTTTACGATACACGACGCAGAGCCACATGGACCGTTTGGCGTGGCGTTTCACAAGTTTGACTGGAGCCGATAATGTGTGGACCTGCACTTCCTGCAGTAATGGTAGCCGCCTCGACCGCCGTAACTGCCTTTGGGCAGGTGCAGGCTGGACGGGCCGCTCAAGCCTCGGCGAATTATAACGCAGAGGTTCAACGCAATAACGCTATCATTGCGCGCAATCAGGCTGGACAAGAAGAAGAAAGAGCACGGCTTGACATTACCCGGCGTCAGCGTGAGCAGGCTCAGATTCAAGGCCGTCAGCGCGCGTTGGCCGGGGCCTCTGGCGTTGAGATAGCATCCGGATCGCCGCTTGCGGTACTGGTTGGAACCGCAGAGCAGGGCGCTCTTGATGTCGCAATCATCCGCTCCAATGCGGATCAACGCATTCAGGACCTTCGCTTTCAGGGTGCAAATCTTGATGCGCAATCGGTCCTAACGCGCTCAGATGGTCGAAGCGCACGTAGCCAAAGTTTGCTTCAGGCAGGTGGCACTCTTCTTTCCGGTGCGTCTCGGGCATCTGGCTTGTGGCAGAACAGGGGAAATTAGATGCCGCAGGTTCCTCTTTCTACCGTTCAGGTTCAAACGACTCAGGCCAGCCAACAGGTGCAGGCATCACCCGATGCGTTCGGTGCCGGGGTTGGGCGTGGCCTGCAATCCGTTGGTCAGGGTCTTGACGCTCTTGCACAGCGCGCCCAACAAATACAGGAAGAAAACGACGCAGCGAGTGCTATGGAGGCCTATACGCGCGCTTCTGACGCTGCGCGCGAGTTTCTGCGCGGAGAACAGGGGTTTCTCACCCGAGAGGGACGCGAGGCTTTTGAAGGATATGACGACGCGCAGGCTAGGTTTGATGAGCTGTCGCAGGAATATCGTCCCGAAAGTCAAGGAGCCCGAGAGGCGTTTGAACAGCTTTGGCGCAGCCGCCGTGAAGGCGCGCTCAACACTATCGCCACACATGCGGCCAATCAGCGCCGAGCGTATTTTGAGAACTCCCGCACGGCTTTTCAGCAAGAACAGCTTAATACGGCTATTGAGAATTATTCCAACCCGGAGATTTTTGACGAGAGCATTGCGCGCGGTGTTGCTGCAATCCGGGCGTCTGGTGCAAACGGAAGGCGTCCGGCTGATGAAATCAATCTGGAAGTCGCTGAATATCAGTCTCAAGCGGTGCGGACTGGAATAGCCGCAGCACTGGATTCGGGCAATTTTGCACAGGCCGAGGCGCTGCGTGATCGCCATGGTGATCGCCTGATTGGTGAAGACAGAGCAACGGTTGATGCGCTGATAGAGCGCGGCGCTCTGACTGTGCGCCGTCAGGAAGCCACTGACGAGATATTCTCCCGCTTTGGAACGGATGAGCGTTCGGCCCGCCGTCATATCCGCGAAAACTATGAGGGCGATCTGGAGGACTCCATCATACAGGACTATAACCGCCGTGTGGGTGAGGTCCAGATCAGCCAGACTGAGCGGCGTGAATATGTGATGCAACAGGCGGTTGCCGCTGTCGAGGCTGGAATGCCGGTCGATGAGTTGCCGCCGTCTCAATTCCTTGCCCTGAATGAGGGGGAGAGAGAATGGTTGCGCCGTCGCCAATCCGGTCTCCCCATGTCAACGGATTTTGAGGCCTATACCAATTATGCGAACATGGATGAGGCCAGCTTGCGCACGGTAGATTTGACTGAGGCGCGCCGCAATCTGGATGACGAAGATTATAACCGCGTCGTAGGGTGGGTTCGCCGCGCTCGTGATGGCGAGTTTGATCCGGATGCGCTTGACGGGGTGCGCAGTGAGTTGGCTGTTGTAAATGAAACGCTTATCGGTATGGGCATAGATCGCGGTGCGGATGAGTGGAATCGTTTTCATCAAAATGTCGAGCGCAACCGGCGCGCGCTGGCGCGGCGCGAGGGCCGCGAGCCGAACGCTGATGAGACGCAGGCGATTGTCGATAGTCTTGCCCGTGAAGTTGTGTTTGAGCGCCCCGGCCTGTTCAATGATGTGAGAGGCCGAATTGGAACAACCGGGTTCGGTGACGCCATTCCGCCTGAACATCAGGCGGCTGTGCTGGCTGCGTTCCCTGAAACCCGCATTCCTCAATCCGCTGCGGTAGGTCTGTATAACAGGGCAATTGAATCCTACCGTGAGCGCGGGGTTCTTGACCCGTCTCCGGACGAAATTCAGGAAGCCGTTGCATGGCTGCGTGAGCAAGGGCGTGAAAATGACCGCTGATCCATTTGAAACGGCTGCCAGCCGCAGAAGTGCCGAGACGTTATCCGATCCTTTTGAGGCTGCACGTCAGCGCCGCGCTCAACGAGCGGAAGCCACTCATCGCTATGTGCGTGACACTAACCCGGACGAGGCCGCAGAGGCGTTAAGCCTGTCTGATGCGCTTCAAGTCCCGTTTACCTTTGCCATGCGCAACCGTGCCGCCATGGTTCAGGCGGTAGATGACCGCGACGTCCAGACCTATTTGCGCAACTCTCCATTGACATCTGCGTTCATGAGTCAGCCTGAACAGGCGGCGGTAACGAGCGATTCCGTGCGCGAACTGGCCGAGATAGAACGTCTTATCGCCGAGCGTAATGCGCCCCGGCGCTCAATAGCGCGTCAGGTTGTTGAGGTTCCTCGCACCGCAGCTGCTGGCGCGCTATCGCTGGGTGGTGGTCTGGCGGGTCTCGCTGATTTATATGAGGCCTCCTATGTCATCCCGGTCAGCCGGTTCTTGAACGAACGCACGGGCGGCGGGCTGGATGCCTTCAATCAAGTGGGTCCTGATGTGATTAACCGCGTCGCTGAAGCCGTCACACCGACGACATTGCTCCGCAATGCCGGTGAGGGGTTTGAGAATCTGGCAGATGCTGTTCGGCCAGATGATCCGGGGTTTGTGGATCAGATTGGCGAAGCGTTGGGGCAAATTGCTGGTGCAGTGGGTTTGTCTCTTGGCACGTCGAATCCGGCTCCTGTCGTGGGCTTGTTTTCAGGTCTTGGGGCTCGCCAGCAATCAGAGCGGATGCGCTCGCTGGGTATTGACCCAAACGAAAACCCGGATGCGCTGATTCAGGGCGCGACCGTGACAGGCGCAACCGAGGCGCTCCGTCTGGGCAGTATCATGCGTTTGCTTCCGGCATCTGTGCGTAGCCGTGTGGCTTCGAGCGTCTTTGCCCGTATTGCAGGGCAGGCGGGAGAGGAGGCGGCACAAGAGGCTGTAGAGAATATTGGGCAAAATCTGATTGCTCAGGGCTATGATGCCGAGGCGCGCCTGTTTGAAGGTGTGGCGCAAGAGGCAACAACGGCTGGAACGGCTTCAGCGATATTTCAGGGTCTTGTGGAGGTTGCCTTACCAGGGCGAGCGCGTCAGGCGCGGGCTCGGCAAGAGGCCGAAACGATGACGCAACTGCGCGAAGCGGTTGAACAGGTACCGGCATTCCAACGCAGCCGCGAGGCTATTGAGAGTTTTCTCAATAACGCAACCGAGGCGCAAACCGTGTTTCTCGACGATGAAGGCGTAACGGCTCTTTATCAAACGGAAGGCTTTGATGTGTTGCGCTCTCTTGGTGTAACCGAGGATCAGGTGTCAGCGGCCTTTGCCGGAAATGATGTGGAAATATCTGCCTCCCGTCTTCTGACCGTGCAGAACCGCGCTCAATATGATAGGCTGGTAGAAATCACCCGTATTGATCCCGATGCGGACACTCTGGCCGAGGCAGCAAACGCGGCATTCAACGCGGCGCGCGAGATTGATTATTCCGAGGCACTGGCCCGGCTGCGTGACGAGGAACAATCGCTTGAGGGCTTTGAGATTGTTCAAGAGAATGTGACGCAACAGCTTCAGAACGCGGGCCGCTCGCTGGAGGAATCGCAGACTGCTGGCGTGTTGTGGGGTGCTATCTTCCGCACAATTGAGGAACGCTTTGGGGTCGATTCTGCTCGGACATTTGAACGCCTTGGCTTGAATATCCAGCGGGCTGATGCGCAACAGCGCCGCGCCGATTTGACTGACTTGCTTATTGAAGACTTGCGCCGCGATGCCATACCGAGTGAGGCTGAGGCTTTTGGTCCGACGCTTCAAGACTATGCCCGCGATGAAGGTTTGATTGCCCGGCGTGGTGAACTTGAACTTGACGATGCGGCGCTGGATGCTTTTGGCGAGCGCGCAACAGAGTTGGGTTTCTTTCCGGAGCGTCCGTCTGCAAATGATATCCGGCAGGCGCTTGAGGGTGGCCCGGTCTATCTGGAAAGCAACCGTAACGAGCCGGTGGCGCAACGTCGTGAGGCACTTTTGAGCCTGCAAGAGCAGGTGCGCGGATCGGGGATTGATCTTGCCGATGCAAGTAACGATGCGGTGCGCTCCGCTCTGGGTGATGTGCTGAATCAAGAAGGCAAGGGCGATGCGCGCGCACAAGTCCTCATTCCCGGCGGTGGTGTTCTTTCTGATCAGGACACCATTGTCAGGCTATCGCAGGCGGCGGACAAAACCTCATTCCTGCATGAAACTGCACACATTTATCTTGAATTGCTTGCCGAGATGGAAAGCGAGAATGATGCGGTTGCCGCTGATATGGCGACGATCCGTGAATGGCTGGGCTCTGAACCGGGCGCAAAGTTGACCCGCGAACAGCATGAGACGTTTGCGGAATCTTTTGAGGTCTATCTGATGGAGGGCAAAGCGCCGTCAACAGAGATGAAGGGCGTGTTTCGTAAATTCCGTGCGTGGTTCCTTCAGGTTTACCGCAATCTGCGCGGTCAGTTGCCTGCGCTGAACGATGAAGCCCGTGAAATCTTTGACCGGATGCTGGCAACCGATGATGAAATCACGGCTGCGCGCAATGGTTATGCGCTCACTCTGTCCTCCGTTATGGAGGGGCTGATGGACTCTGATGAGGTTGGGAGATACCGCGAGGACGCGCGGCGCGCCGGAGATGTGGCGTTTGACCGCCTGCTGCGCAAGCACATTGCGCAAATCCAGCGCCGGGAAACGAGACGTTACAAGGACGGGTTGCGGGAGGTCGAGCAACAGGTTCGCAGCGAAATCATGGCTATGCCGGTGTATCGCGCCTTTGCCGATCTAACGCGCCCTGACGGGCCAAAACTGGACAAGGCAGCCATTATCGAAATGCGGGGCGCAAGCGCGCCAGCGGCCATTCCACGGTCAAGCAGGGCGGTGTATGCGGCCAAGGGCGGCGTTCATCCGGACGTGGTGGCAAATGATTACGGGTTTACGTCCGGCGATGAAATGCTTGTTGCCCTGATCGGGGCGCGCAAACCAAAGGATGCCATTCAGGCCGAGGTGGACCGCCTGATGCGGGAGCGGTTTGGCGACATTCGCACTGATGGCACTGTGGAGCGTGAGGCGCTTCAAGCCGTCCATAATGAGCCGCAGATCAGAGCCATGAGTGCAGAGGCTGATGTGCTGGCTAAGCGCGCTGGCAGACAGCCAATTCCACTGAATGCAATCAAGGCTTGGGCAGATAACGAAATAAATACGCGTCCGATCCGGGACGTAATTCAACCTGGCCGGTATGCCATTAAAGCGCGCGACCTTCATAAGAGGGCGATCCGCGCCGCAGCGCGTGAGCAGTGGATGGACGCGATGCGCTACACGCATCAGGCGATGGCGCAACATGAACTGGCGAGGCGCGCGTTCAAGGCGCGCGAGGAAATCGAGAAGATCAATCGCCGCGTTTCGACTAGCAGGAATCGCAGCGTAAAAACAGCGTCGAAAACGATGGACCCGCAGTTTCTGCGCGCCGCAAAGAATTTGATCGCGCTCTATGATGGCCGCGCCGAGGACGCTAAGGTCGCGCGTAACGATCTGATCAAGTGGGCTGATGAGATCAATGCAGGGGATTATCCCGGTGAGATTGGTTTGCCGACATCTCTGCTGGAAAATGACGTGCGCGCAATGCGTGAAATGTCGTTTGAGCAATTGCGTGATTTTGACCGATCGGTTCGCAATATCGAGTATGTCGGGCGTCGTAACAGTGAGGCTGAACTGGCTGCGTTCAAAGAAGAAAATGCCCGCTTTGCCGAGGGCATTCTTGAAAACGCACGACGCAAAAAACCACGCGCCCGCGATCCTACCGGTGTGCTCAATGCCGTCCAGCGGTTTGGCGAAACGGCGGACGCCCAAATCACGCGATGGTCATTTATCCTTGAAGCGCTGGACGGGTTTGATCCTGACGGGCCTATGCAGCGGGAGTTTGATGGTGAACTGCGCGCCGCAAGTTCTGATGAATTAAACCGAAACGATGCCGACGCGAAGAAATTGCGCGATATTCTCAATGAGTTTGGCATAACGCAGGGCGACATGAACCGCCGTGTCCATGTACCACAGCTGGACCCGAATAATCCGGTTCGCATGGAGACGCTGATTTCACTCGCTTTGAACATGGGTAATGATGGGAATATCAGCCGTGTGCTCAATGACCCTACGATTTTGGCTGAGGACCCGGAAGCGATTGTTTCCATGCTGGATCAGCATCTTGAAAAGCGCCATTGGGACGGTGTGCAGGCGGTATGGGATTATATTGACACCAAATGGCCCGAGCTGTCAGCGCTTGAGCAGCGGGTCAAGGGCGTTGCTCCTGCCAAGGTGGAGGCGTCTCCCATCACAACCCGTCACGGCACTTATGCGGGCGGATATTATCCGATTGCCTACGACCGAACGAGCGTTCAAAATCAGGACATTGCCGAGGGCACCGATCAGGAGCGCTATGATAGCTGGAAGGATGGCGGCTCTGTCCGGGCCTCAACGCGGCAGGGACATGCCGAAGCCCGTCTGAAAAATGCCGGGAGCCGTCCGCTTGATCTTAGCCTGTCGGTGGCGCTGCAACATCTTCAGCAGGTCAATAAAGATATTGCCATGCGCGAGACAGTGACGCGGCTTGACCGCCGCCTGCGCGCGCCGGAAGTCAGAGAGGCCATTTTCGCCACGCAGGGCCGGGAAATTTATCAAGCAATGCAAACCATTCTTCGCCGAACGGTGGCTGGTTTGGAGCGCCCGGCGACTATTCCTGAAAAGCTGATCCGCCGCGCCCGCGTGAATTGGGCTGTGTCCATTCTCGGCCTGTCGGTGCGAACGGTTTTGCTTCAGCCTACCTCGCTCATTCAGACAGTCGTTCCGAAATACGGACTGAAAACAGTTCGCCGTGGTTATGCAGAATTCTGGCTCGGCAATGGCGTTACAGGACCTGCTAAGAGCCTGTCATTTATTACTGAGCGGTCATCGTTCATGCGTGAGCGCGTCACAACGGCAACACGAGAACTATACGACAACATCAAGGCGCAGAAAATTCACGCCCGATGGGGCCGCATTCAGGCGATGAGTTTGAAGCCGATGGTTATGATGGAGATCATGGCCGTGGGTGGTCCAATCTGGATGGGTGTTTATCGTGCCCAAATTGAGGCTGGCGCAAGCGAGCGTGATGCTATTTCTGCGGGCGACCGCGCTGTTGCGACGACACAGGGCTCTGGCCTGCCGATGGATCAAAGTGTGCTCCAGGGCGGCAATGAGATTGCCAGGGCCTTCACGTTTATGTGGGGCTATATGTCGGGCGTTTATGGTCTGACGCGATCAAAGATAGGTGATTTCAAAAGCACACGGGAAGTGTTTCCGCTCGTTTCGGCAATGGCCCTCATGTATGTCGTTCCGGGCTTTATCGAGGCTCTTCTGGACGCGCCGGATGATGACGATGAGACTTATCTTGACCGTGTTTTGAAGCGTCAGCTTTCGACGGTGACGGGCGCGGTTCCGGGTCTTTCTCTGGTTTCGGGGGTGTGGGCATATGGATCAGACTCTTTTGCTCTCGACCGCACATTCAAGGACACAGGCCGTGCGTGGGAGTCCTATCAGACTATTGGTCAGGATTTGTGGGAAGATGGCCATACCGATGGTGAGGCTGTTCGTGCCGCGCTTCTGCGCACCGGGGACGCGCTGACCACTATCATAGGCATTCCCGGCTGGGCTCAGTTCAAGCGGACATACCGTACGCTTACTGAAGATGATGATCCGACGCTGTATGAGGCGCTTGTGAGCGGGCCGGATCGGAAATGATCAATTTAACTGAAACACCTACTGGAGTAATGCCATGACCGTTTCCTCAGAAACCTCCAAAGTCGTTTTGTCCGGAGACGGCGCAAACAAGAGCTTTCCGTTTGGCTTCAAGATTTTTCTGTCCGATGACCTTGAAGTGCGAAAAACAGATAGTGTTGGCGTGGAGACGGTTGTTTCCTCGTCTAACTACTCGGTGACGATCAACGGGGAGAGTGGCGGAACCGTTACATATCCGACGAGCGGAGCGGCATTGGCTGCAAACGAAAAGCTGACGCTTGCCCGCAAGCCTGCAATGACACAGACATTTGACTTCACGAATCAGGGCGCATTCCTAGCCCAGAACCATGAAGATGCCTTTGACAAGGTGGTGATGATGGCTCTGGAGCTTAAGGAGGAAAGCGACCGCTCCTTCAAGAAGCAGATTTCAGACGAAAGCGGTGCCTCTCTGGTCTTGCCGGACCTGACCAGCCGGGCAAACAAGACGTTCAACTTTGATGCCAACGGCGATCTGCAATTGACCGAGTTGGGCTCGATTGAGGCCGTATCTGGCAGCATCTCCTCAATCAATACTGTGGCCGCAGATTTGAACGGTGGCAACACTATTGGAGCGGTTGCGGCAGACCTTTCAGGAAGCGATACTGTCGGGGCGGCGGCTACGCTGGTAAATGCAGGATCGCCGGGCTTTCCGTCAATCGCATCAGCAGGGACGGTTAATGTTCGCTCGATTACGGCTGGTACTGGTATTGGCGTCAGCAATGGCAATGGTGTCAGCGCGAACCCGGCTATATCCCTGTCGCATCTTGGGCTGGAAAGCCTGACTGATCCGGGCGCTGACCGTATCTTGTTCTGGGACGACAGCGCGAATGTGAGCGCGTGGGGGGTGGTCGGCAATGGCCTTTCTCTGACTGGCACGACGCTGGCGACTAACGATTCAGCAATTGACCATGATGTGCTGGCCAACTTTGTCGCTGATGAGCATGTGGCGCACTCCGGCGTGTCGATTATTGCAGGCGCTGGCCTGACTGGTGGTGGCACGATTGAAACGACACGTACGCTCAATGTCGGTGCCGGGACGGGTATTGTAGTGGCTGCAGATGCGATCAGCCTTTCTCACCTTGGTCTGGAAGGCTTGACGGGACAGGTGGCGGATCGTGTTGCGTTCTGGGACGCTAGCGCATCGGCTTTTGGGTGGCTGACGATGGGCTCCGGTCTTACGCTGACTGGAACGACGCTGACCTCTGATGTGCAGAGTGTTTCTGGAAAAACCGGCGCAGTTGTTCTTGGTACAGATGACGTGGCTGAAGCATCAAATCTTTACTTTACGAACGCGCGCGCCGATGCCCGCGTTTCCAATGCGGTGGGATTAACGGTTCAGGCGTGGGACACTGATCTTGATACCTACGCGGCCAATCCATTGACAGCGGCGGAGTTGGGTCAGCTTCAAAATATCGGTGCAACGACTATCAGCGCAGGTCAATGGGGGTATCTTGGCGGGGCGGGAGCTTATGCCTCAACTCTTCTTGCTCCAATAAATGAGGCAGCGTTCAAGGCGGCAATCAATGCCGAGGCTGGTGTGGACTTTCTCGCCTACGATGCCAACCTACAGGGCTTTGTCGCTGCGCACACTCTTCCGACTTCTGGCGGCACGAGCGGGCAGGTATTGGCAACAGACGGTGCGGGGGCGGTTACGTGGAAATCCGTTGTCGCGACCGGCACTATTGCCACTCAGGATGCAAATAGCGTTTCTATTACCGGTGGGTCAATTACCGGCATCAATAGCCTGGGTGTTTCTGGCGATCTGGATATCGGAGGCAAGTTTACCATTCTCCAGCCCGGTGCGACGGCGGCTGATACTCTAACGGCAATCCACGCCGCCCGCGATGCACTCAGCACAGGCGGAACAATCATGCTTGCGCCGGGCAAGACGTTTACAATCAACGGTGACATCAACATGTCCGTTGACGGGCAGACGCTTCACATTCCTGACGAAACAACGCTAGTCTCTGACGGATCAACGCGCCGCGCTATCCGGGTGACGGGAGAGGATTGCACTGTTTGCGGAAACGGCGAGCTTGATAAGGTTTCGGTGAACATAGGTAGCTATTCAATCGTAGGAGAGGGACTGGGCGCGCGCGTTCTGGGCAATTTGAAATTCGTTGATACTACGTCGCGGGCGATTGACGTAGCGGATGCCTACAGCGCTACAAAGCCAATTCTTATTGAGGGTGCCTATGTCTATTGGACGGCCTCTGGTGTGGCGGCAGCAAAAACAGTTTTGCCGCTTAACATCAACATAAATACGTTTGCTGCGGCGGCTACAGGCCAGAATGTTCATGTGCGTAACTGTGTGGTGGATTACAGCGCATGGTCGGAAAAGGACTTGGCCGAGCTGCAATATCCATCTTCTAACAATCCGAACGCTATTGGCATCCGCATTCGAGCCAATAACGAAAGTGTGTTCAAAAACTGGACCGTTGACGGCTGCCGGGTTATCATGCCCATTCCTACAGCTACAAATTCTTGGGACCCCACCACCTACGGAAATGCCGCAGATGGGGCCGGTGGGCGTCGTCCTACCTGTTTTGAAATCACAGCCATTCGGGCAACTATAAATTACACGTCAAAATCGGGGACGTTCAGCTCGGGTGAGACAGTTACAGGCGGAACGTCTGGCGCGACCTGCATTGTGGATACGGATAGCACGACGAGCTTCACATCATATAACGAATTTGGCTGCTTTAAAGATGGCGAGACTCTGACGGGCGGAACATCTGGCGCAACTGCGATATTTGCCAGCCGCGTTGGCCACCTTCAAAACGGAAAGTTTTCAAATAACACGGCTATTGGCGGAGATTTGCAATTCAGTTTTGGCAAGGGCCACGACATTTCTTTCGACGGCAACCGCGCGACTGGAGATTGCACATCATATTGCGTTGAATATGCTGGCGGGGAATTGATTTATGGTAGTGGCAATTTATTTGATTCACGTCTAGCAGGGAAGGCAGTAAGTTGCACAAATACTCGCAATGTTGTCTTGCCGGGTTCATATATTCGTGCAGGGAAAAACACGACCGGAGTCTTCTCGACATCTAACACCGGAATTAGCTGCGAAGGTATAAACCGGATTGACCTGTCCGGCTCTACAATTGTTGCAGGGGCTGACGGCATAGACCTTATGCGCATCCGAACCACGTCTATGGAAACGGTTATCAACCTGACCGGAACGACATGGGCGGGGACGGGCTATAGCACGATCAATGGAGTCCGGTTTGATCAGGGCGTTGCTCATACGATCAATCTGACTGGCGCGAATTTCTATGATATTGATACTAACTCCATTCTTATCGACAGCGGGCAAACGCTTGATCAGCTTATCACAATTGGGTGCGCAGGGTTCAATGCAGGCGCTTACACCAACAACGGCACTGTCACCACGCATGTGGACGGGTTCAATGTTGGTATTTCCGGGCTTTCTGCCGGGGCGTCAGGCGCTCTTCTGGCTGCAAACAATCTGTCTGACTTGGCCAGCGCTTCAACCGCCCGCACGAACCTCGGTCTGGGGACGATTGCGACACAGGCGGCTACGTCTGTTAATATCGACGGTGGTGCTATTGACGGAACGGCTATTGGCGCAACCAGCCGTGCCGCTGGTTATTTCAGCGTTGCGGCGGTTGGAACCAGTAGCACGTCTGATACTTTTGAGGTTAAAAGCGCCGGCAACACTACGTCAAGAATATCCTCAACCTTTAGCAACTCAACAGCAACGGGGCTAATTATTGACACGACTGGAGATGGCAGTACTGGCCGGATAGTCTTTAGTAAGGCTGGAACAAGCAGGGGTATATTTAAATATGCTCACAGCGCCTCTGGCGTCGGCGAAATTTTTAGCGTCAATGTGGCGGGCGGAACTGACGAGCTTCAAATCCGGGGAGACAGCCGCGCCACGCTCTTCGCAACAGGTGCGTTTGATTACAATGGTCTTTATGTAGGCGGGGTGCTTGCCATTGCGCCGGGAACGTCTGTCACGCCTCAGAATAATGGAGACGTGGTAATTGAGGCAACAAATAACACGACACTTACGTTCAAACTGAAGGGGAGTGACGGCACTGTCCGTTCTGGCACTCTTGCGCTTTCTTGATGCCACCCGGCGAAACAGGGGAAATTGAAATGACGGCAAATGAGCTAAGCCCTTTGACGGGGTGGCACCTTGATAAAAAAGTGCCACTAGCACTGATTTCGGCACTTGTGATGCAAACCGCAGTCTTCGGTATGTGGGTTGGCTCGATCAATACCCGCGTAGAGGCTCTGGAGAACCGGCAGGTCGCGCTTGAAGAATTGCGGGACAAGATGATCAGGGTGGAGGTCTTGCTGGAAACCTTGGCGCAAAGACTTGACCGCGAGAGAATGGAGTAGATTATGACCTTTGATCTTGAATCAGCAAGGCGCTGGCCTAGACCTTTGATGGGATGGATATGCTTGCCATTGATACCGATTGCTGTTTTATTCCCGGCGGTAGGCTCTGAAAAGCTAATCCCTCTTTTGGGGTTTGCCGCTGCACTTTATGGGATAAGAGCTTGGGAGCGCCGAAATGAATCTGACACCTAATTTCAAACTGTCGGAATTTACCAGGTCCGACAAGGCGGCTGAATTGAACCTCGATAACACGCCGGGGCCGGAGCATCTCTGCAATTTGGAGGTCGCGGCGCTAGGGCTGGAAATGGTGCGGGCGCTATTCGGTGGCAAGCCGGTGACAATCACGTCCGGCTATCGCAATCCGCGCGTCAATGCGGCGGTCGGCGGTGTGGTCAATTCAGACCATGCACTCGGCTATGCGGCGGACATCTCGATTGCGGACGTGCATCCCTATGATGTAGCTGCGACGATTGCCGAAAGCGATATTGTCTTTGATCAACTGATTTATGAAAAGCGCAGGCGCATCACGCATATCAGCTTTAACCCCCGCCTTCGCGGCCAGACCTTATCGCAGCATGAAGGCCCGCGAGGGGGATCCATGCAGGGGATTGTGCCGTGATCGGCCTTTCCGACATCGCCTCCCGGCTTCCGCTCACAGCATGGACGGCTATCGGCGCGGTGCTGATCATGTCCGTTCCGCTCGGCGTTCAGACCGTCCGGCTGGGCATGGTCACGGACAGCCGCGATGAATGGAAAGCGCAGGTCATGGACCCGGAGACCGGCTATCTCGCCCGGCTTACCACGTGCCGTGGAAGTGTGCTGACACTGACAGACGCGATTGAAGATAGCAACGAGGCCGTGACCGCACTGGAAGCCGACAGTGCGGCGCGTATTGCTGCCGCCGAACTTGAGGCTAAGGCTGCCCGGCAAGAAGTGGCCGATGCACTGGCACGTGCCGAACGTATTATCGCCCGCCCGATTTCAGGATCAAATATGTGCGAGCGTGTCGAGGACGTTCACAGCGCCTTCATGGCCGAGCTGGAAGGGGACACGCAATGAAATGGATATTGATTGCCCTCGCGCTTGCCTTGCCCGCCTGCACCACCACAGCGCCGCCAGAGCCCGTTGTGCGGACAATCGAGGTTCGGGTGCCGGTTGCTGTCCCGTGCGTCCCTGACGGCGTATCAGAGCCGCCGGAATACGTTGACAGCCGCGAAGCCCTGCTTGCCTCCCGTGATGACCCCGCTCTGGCCTATGCGCTGGTGCAGGCCGGACGCGATCAGCGCGATGCCCGGCTGGCCTTGCTGGAGCCCGTTGTGCGGGGATGCCGATAGGATTAAGAGCTGCATGAAAAAGCCGCCGCTAGGTCCCCTGGTAAGGTTTAGCGACGGCTTGTGGTCGGCACACCAAGCTGGCTGCCTCAATGCATTATGTATATATTGACGCTGCCGTCAAGAAGCGAATGAGCCGAAGCCGTGTCTGACTTGTAAAAGGGATAACGATGCCCCCCGGAGATAACACCCGCAAGACAACAGACGAGCAGATCATTGATTCGCTCCGGCGTCATAACGGCAATGTTTCCGCCTCATCCCGTGAGTTAGGGATATCCCGCCAAGCCATAAGGAGCAGACGCGCCCGCCTGATTGCGCGGGGCGTGGACCTGCCCAAGCCTGTCAATAAATTACTTGGCGAGTTCGAGCCGGACAGAAAGCAGACTGGCACCACGTCTACGGTGCGATGCTGGCCGAAGTCGATAGCTGTGGAGACTGGTTTGTCCGGCCTCTCGTGGCCGATGATGCGGGCAACATTCAAGACCTGATCCTGCAAGTTCGTGACGGCAAGGTCACAGATGGTCATAGCGTCCTGTCTCTCACGCCCGGCGATATTCATGTCGACACAATCGAGCCGGAGATGGAATCCGCACTTGTCGACATGCTCGACATATTGAAACCTGCCGAGTTGCACCTGCACGATGTTCACGATCATCGGTCCCGCTCGCACCATGATCGGCGCGATCCCTTCCGGCAATTCCAGCTGCACAATGAGGAAGCCGATGATGTTCTGGCAGAGGTCCGCGATGACGCAGCATTCCTGACCCGCATTGCCCGGCCTGAAACCCACGCTATCGTGATAGCATCAAACCATGATGATCATTTACGTAAGTGGCTGGCGGAATCTGATTGGCGGCAGGACCCTAAGAATGCCCGGTTTTATCTGCAAGCTGCTGATGCTACGCTGGCCGCTATCGAGGAGGGCCGGGGCTTCCTGCTGCTGGAATGGGCTTGCAGGCGCGAGGGCTGTCCTGGTGATGTGACGTTCCTGCGGCCTGATCAATCGCACAAGGTGGCGGATATCGAGTGCGGCCTGCACGGGGACAAGGGCGCGAACGGCTCACGCGGATCGCTTGCCAGCCTGTCCCGCATCGGTGCGAAGGTGAATATCGGACATGCACATATTGCCGGGATCAAAGACGGTGCATGGCAAGCCGGGCTGCACGGCGGAAACCGGGATGTGACGATGGAATATGCAACCGGCCCGTCTAGCTGGTCACGGTCCTTGATTATCATTTATCCCCACGGCAAGAGGTCGATGGTCACAATGCGTGGCGAGAAGTGGCGTGCTGAATGATGTAGCGGGTCACGGGATTTATCAGACGCCCGCACGCCTTTAATGCCGAAGCAAAGAATGGGTCACGCCCAAACTCGATAAGACCCTGACCGCTGATCGGGCGGCTTTAGTATTGGCGCCCCCCGGCCCCTGTTCCACATCGCAAGGGATGCTGCGGCCTTCAGGCAGCTTGGGGATACTCCGGAGCCTGCCGCCAATATCGTTAGGGGCTGACATAGATAGCTGAGAAGGGTTATTTATGTCAGATGGTTAGCGTTCGGCGTCGGAGCAGGCTTCCCGTAAGTATTCAGAATGAGCTTCTGAAGTACTTCTGTGCAGGGGTGACAGCGCGGTCTGCGGCAGAGCTGACGGGGGTGAACCGCAATACGGCGATCCTGTTTTTCCACAAGCTCAGGGAAGTGATTTTCGAGGAGCTGGCGGCTTTTGATCCCGGCCTGATGAGCGGCGGGATCGAGGTGGACGAGAGCTATTTCGGCGGGCGCAGAAAGGGCAAGCGGGGCCGTGGCGCGGCGGGAAAAATTCCCGTCTTCGGGTTATTGAAACGCGGCGGAAAGGTTCATGCCGTCATCATCCCGAATGCCCGTTCAGACACGCTTATTCCAATCATCCGTGAGAAGATCAGGCCGGACAGTATTGTCTATACCGATGCTTTCGGCAGCTATGATGTTCTGGATGTCTCGGAGTTCCGCCACATGCGCATCAACCACTCCAGGCTGTTCGCCGATCAGCACAATCATATCAACGGAATCGAGAATTTCTGGAACCAGGCCAAGCGTCATCTGCGAAGCTATAACGGCATCCCGCGGCAGCATTTCCACCTGTTCATCAAGGAGTGCGAATGGCGATTCAACTACCGCCCCGTTGCCAATCTCGCTCATGTCCTGCAACAATGGTGGTTCAAGTAAAGGCAGGCACACTATCTATGTCAGCCCCTATCGTTAATAACGCACAGGCATTGATCGCTGTCAAGTTCCAGAATTGCCCTTGCCATCCGGGATTGGGCAGGTCATTGAACCGGTCCTTCCGGCACGTCCACGTCTTGTAGGAACAAAGCAATAGCCCTCGTCATTCTCTGTTGATCGCGCGAAATCATCGCAGAAAGCACATAGGCTACGGCCTCGGTGTATATCTCGTCAGGAATCATCGAGCAGGCCGCGGAAACGAAATTGGACATAGCCATCACCACGGCATCGGCGGGGCCATTTCCGTCTTCATCCGCCAGTTCTTGCAGGGTATTTTGCCATCCGGACATCGTGCAAAAGTAAACCGTGTGTTCTGGTTTCACATCGTGACGCCGGTCGGCGTCACAAAAGCGTCTGATCGCTTTCTCCAATTCGTTCATACGCGGCATCATTTCTTTGGGTAAACGAACGGTATGTGAATTTCCTTCATTCATCACTTCACCTCCAGGTTGGCGAGTTCAAGCAAAACATCTGCATGGCACGGGGCATCGAGCGGACACCAGCAGGCCAGATTCTTGCCGCGAAGTTCGGCAATGTCGTCAAAGCAGCCCAGACGTGGGCCGTTCGTCCG